TATGAATTTAATTTATCAAGCTATTTTAATCGGACATTTATTTTTCTGTTATTTTAAAGAGCCTCTTGGACTCCCATTAATCGTGTTTACAATCTTATATTTTGTTATTATTGTGGCTGGTTTTATAATTTATTATTTAGTCAAAAATAAAGTAAAAAATTAATCTTAGACAATAGTAGATATGTCAAGTCGAATGATAAATAATAGTGACATTACAGACACTGTCATACCACAACCCCCTAATATTGGTTATTATGATTTAGATAAATCTGGTACTGATAACTCAGCTGGAACAATTAAATCATTACTACAAACTAATTGTGGTGGGATTGGTCAAAAAGACAATGCGGATTTTTTATATGGTGATAAAGATAAAATTTATAAAGACACAATAACTGGATCAATTAATAGTAGTTGTAAAACAGGAACATCTGTTAATGCTAACCCCGATACAATAGAAATACATGTGAAAGAATCTTGTAAGAATGATGATTCAAAAATTACAAATCAATTGAAATATTTATCTTGTCAATTAGCTACCGCGCGCTCAAGATTATATCAATCCACAAAATTTGATATAGCAAATGCAGCCTTAAGTGTCAAAGACGTATTTGATAAATTTGCTAATTTAAAACCTTTTATGATCATGATTTTTATTTTAAGTATGTATTTCTTAGTACAAGGATTTTTCTCTTCCTTTGATGTTGCTTCGAATGTGGTCAATGTAATTGAAAATAATTCATCGAGGAGTATTTGGTATTACATAGCTTTATTGGCAGGGGTTGCTGTCCCAGTAATTATATTGTGTCTTATGTTTGTACGAAGTGTATGTCAATCATTAGAGAGTGTCGAAAAATATAACATTACGGAAAATCCAGAAGGAACGAAAGAAACGATTGCTTCTGGATTCAAGAAGGTCGACTACAGTGTCTTATTCTTATTTATTATTTTAGTGTATGGATTTGTATTTGTATTATTTAGTGTAAAACGTGAATCCGTTGGAAACATTATTTATTTATGTTTAATTGGTGGAATTCTATTCATTATTTCAATATTTTTATATTTATTTTATGCGTTTATCCCATTTTTTGCTACTGCTAATACGAATAATATTGGCGATAACAAAGAAATTCCTCTTAAATTATATATCGACCAACAACAAGAACCTGCTAAAATTACAACAAATCAAGATCAAGTTCAACATCTACAAAAAGTATTCGGTATAACATCGGTAGTTATATTTGTATTTTTCTGCATTTATATGATCGGATCTAAGAAAATGCAGTCAATAACAGGAAAATGGAAGGATTTATTTAATGGTTTATTTGGAGCATCGGCCGTGTTAATTATCCCCATATTGTGGGTATTTAATTTTATTTTAGCTACAAAATATTTTTACATTTACCCCATAATTTTATTAGGGTTTCGCTTCTTAAGATATATCGGCATGGGAATTCTATTTACCCAATATAACTCCGCTAAAAAATATGGAATAGAAGGTCTCATGAGTGGGGATGGGTTTAGTGACGATTTACGAGACGAACTGGATCATTTTGCTGATTACAGTCCTTCTTACAATTTAGTAGGCATGGATATAGTCAAAACACTTCTGAATATATTCGGATATGATAACATATTTTCACAAAAATTTAAAAATAATAATAAATTTGATAACCTCTCTGCTAATCGATACGTCATACCAGGTCTTTTCTCGTATATATTCCGATCTAATAGTAATCAAGAAAATCCAAATGGACAAAGTCGATTTATGATTCAATGTTTCATAGGAATTATTACAATTATTATTAGCTCTATTCTATTATGGGGAATTTATAAAGTCTAAAATCCTCTACAATTAGATCCATATATATTCTTTTTCGCCGTAAAATTATCAGGACAACAACCAAACCGGCTATTAAAGCATGATATGACATATATTTTTTGTGTATGTGTATAATAAAATAACCAAAAACATAAGAGTATAAGCAATATGACAATGAATGTAAGCATTCTATTCATAAACAATATATTTATGAAACTTTGTTAAAAAAAAATATGTTTATTTTATATGAATGACTATATCTTATTCGTAGTAGTAATTTTACTTATTGTGTCTTCCTTGTGTTATCTAAATCTAAATATGTCTATGGAAAACTTTGAAACTTATTTTTATGATCCATTTAACTACGGTGATACAGGTACGGATCCATTAACTTTTTATCGATACCCAATCTACAGAAAACCTTACCGTTATCCATATCAATTCTATAGTAGTTATCCTTATCCTTATTTAAGCTATTATCCAACAAATATCTAATTATATATAGTTGTTATAATTAATTTATCAATATAATTGTTATCAACATCATTGCGTAATTGTAAAGCCACATGAATTTTAAAAACCAAATCCTCAATATCATGAAAACTTAAATGTTCCATGTCATATTTTGACCATGAAACATGATTAATTCTTTTATCATAATCATAATATTCAATGATGTCTTCAATATAATTACGGTAAACTCTTTTTACGATTTTCGGAAGTTCCACTGAATGTATTTGTTTTATATAAAAATCATTTTTCACTACTAAGTTCTCCGTTTCGATATTTAAAATTAATTTTGGTTTTTCATTATACTCTAACAAATATTCATATTCTTTTTCATGAATTAATTGTCCATTATCTATTAAAAAATCTTCAATATAAATTACATTTTGTTTTTTATTAAAATTATTAAAAATAAAATCTTGATATGTAATTTTTTGATAAGACAATCCATAATGTATACATTTTAAACTTAATAAATTTTCTTTGAATGGTGTATGGTGCATAGATGAAAATAAAATGACAGATTTTGGATTTGAAAGAATTGTATCAAATGTATCTTTAACAGATGTATCATAAATAATAGGGTTTATAGGAGAATAACTAAATTCGTAACTTTTACAAAAAGGAAATAATATAAATAAAATCCACATGATTATATAATTATTATGTAATCATATTACGTTTTTAAATCTAAATGTTTAAAAAAAATTAAATCGATTTAATAAAATGCCAGCCAAGTTTTTCACATATTTTTTTCCAGATCATATCTGTTTGATGTAGTTTTTCACGATCTTTTAGAAGAGGAAAATATACTTTATATTCATCTAACGAAAGTAGTTCTACGAATTTATGCAGCACATACGAATAATTTAAAAAATTCTTACGTGTTTTTGGACAAACCTCCATAAAAGGCGCCTGTATTTCTTTAAACATTAAACGTAGTTTTTCCTCTAACTGTTTACTCATAGATGGTGGTGAAATACCATTTATTTGATACAAGATGTGAGCTGCGTGATCATAAAACTTATTTAATTTAATTTTCTTTAAATATTGACGTATCTTCTTGGTATCTAATTTACTTAAATCTTTTATTCTTTCTTTTTTAATCTCAGCAATAATTTTATCATAGACTTCTTGTGGAATTTCAGTGGATTCTTTAGCTTGGAATTGAGCGAGCCATTCATTGAAATGGTTAATTCTTTTATAACTAAAGTAGCAAACTTCCAAAGGGGGATCTTTAAAGGAAGGTTTATCACTTTCAATTAAAATAAATTCTTGATTACCACAGTTATTACATATTTGAACTCCATCACTTGGGTAAAGAGTCATTTCAGTTTGGCATTGTTGGCATTTATAGATTTTAAAATCAATTCTGATTTTAGAGGTATATGAGAGGTCAATTTTTTTGAGATAATCTTCTAAGAAATTTTTCTTTTTGAAGGTAGCTTCTTCTTTTACGAAGTCACTTATTTTCATGGAGGTATAATTACCCTCAGTTGGATCTGTGTTTTCTCTTTCTCTACTATTAAAAAAATCTATAACGGATGATTGATTTTTCTTCTTTTTACTAAGGGATTTTTTCTGAAAAGGTGTATATTCAAAAAAATCATCTTCTAAGGCTTCATCTTCCTCATTTATATCTTCTTCTTTTTTATAATTCTCTATATTTTCATAGTAATTATGAAGTAAAGATCCAACTTGTAAATAATAATTATTTAATTCTTTATTATTTACTATAGAATTTATTCGATTCTTTAATTCAATAATCTTTTCTTTTAATTGATTTCTCTGAATAATATATTCTGTTTTTGATTTTAGAGAATTATTCTTAGAATTTTTGTATTCATCAACTAATTTGTGTAACTCTTTTTTTAATGTTGGAATAGACTCTTTGTCTTTTTCAAATTTTTCAATCATTTCATTGTGCTTAGCATCAATTGTAATATTGTCATTGTTCATAGAATTTTCCTTTTTAAGGACTCTTTTCATTTTAGAAACCATTGAATATATATATTTGAAAAAAAAAACTTTAAGTATTTAAGGAAAATAAGGTTATCACACTAAAAAAAAAAATTTAATTTAATAAGAATGGATGAGCGCAATGTATCTTACAGTCTTATACAAAAAATGGTTTTTCTCTGTAATGCCTTAAATGACGGATGGTCTGTAAAAAAACTATCGAATAATAAATATGAATTTATTAAGAATAAAGATATTAAAAAAGAAATAGACGTAGAAGAATTTATAAGAAACAATTTAAATATAGATAATTTAAAAAGATGACAATTTTAACTTTTTATTTTTCTTTGATTATATATCAAATAAAAATTTCTAAAAAAATAATTTACTGATAATTTTTTAAGTATGAAAAAAATTAAATAAAAAATTAATTAAAGAATTATTTCGTATTTTTTCAGAATTTTTTTCTTAGTATAGAATATAAAAAATGACTGGCGGTCTTATGCAGCTCGTAGCCTATGGCGCTCAAGATGTTTATCTTACAGGAAATCCTCAAATTACTTTTTTCAAAGTTGTCTACAGAAGACATACCAACTTCTCTATGGAAGCCATTGAACAAACCTTCAACGGTACCGCTGATTTTGGTAAAAAAGTAACCTGCACTGTTAGCAGAAATGGTGATTTGATTCACAGAATGTACTTACAAGTTACTCTTCCCAGAGTCGAAGCCACTGTTTCCTCAGCCTTCTTCAGATGGGTTAACTTCATTGGTCATTTCATTATTAAATCCGTCGAAGTCCAAATCGGTGGTCAAAGAATTGATAAACAATACGGTGACTGGCTCACTATCTGGAATGAACTTACCATTCCCCCTGGTCTTAAAGCTGGTTACGATAATATGGTTGGTAACACCGTTGCTCTTACCGGCACTGGTTTACAAAGAACCGAAGCCACTACCCTTTACGTACCCTTCCAATTCTGGTTCTGCAGAAACCCCGGTCTTTCTCTTCCTCTTATTGCTCTCCAATACCACGAAGTCAAGATCGAACTTGAATTCAGACCCAAAGCCGAATGTTACGTATCCACTGGTGGATCCCTTAACAGCTGTGGTGTATCCGTTAATGGCACATTAGATGCTTTCTGTGTACCTTCCCTCGAATACGCTTCTCTCTACATCGATTATATCTACCTTGATACCGATGAACGTAGAAGATTCGCTCAAACTTCTCATGAATATTTGATCGAACAGCTCCAATTCACCGGTGATGAATCAACTGTTAACACCAACGTAAAGGTAAAACTTAACCTTAACCACCCTGTTAAGGAACTTATCTGGGTTGTCCAAAGAGATGATGTTGTCAAACTTGGCTACAATCAATGGAATAACTACACTGATGACTTTGATGCTGACTCTGGCTACTACGCCCTTAACAGCCAAGGTTTACCCGATGCTTCCCAACTTGTTTTCTCCAACGTCGAAGATACCACCAATGTCTTCCCCTTCGTTGGTGTCAACGCCCTCGACTCCGAATACTTACAATACTTACAACAAGCCGGCCTCAACACTGGTGCCAATGGTATCGTCACCGACGGTGTCACTACCAGCCAAGTCCGACCCATCAACCTCCCCGCTGGTCCCGGTCCCAACGCCAATAACTTGGCCCCCACTGACTTTGGTGCTTTCACCACTGCTGGTGACTACTCTGACCATGCTGGCTTCGGTCCTATCAACGCTGGCCGTAACCCTTGTGTCAGATGTAAATTACAACTTAACGGCCATGATCGTTTCCAAGAAAGACTTGGGTCTTACTTTAACTTGGTCCAACCTTACCAACATCACACCAACATCCCTCCCACTGGTATCAATGTTTACTCCTTCGCCTTGAAGCCCGAGGAACATCAACCAAGTGGTACATGTAACATGTCCAGAATTGATAACGCTACTCTTCAATTACAACTTACCCCCAAATCTGCTCTTGGCTCCAAGATCAGAGTCTATGCTACCAACTACAATGTTCTTAGAATCATGTCTGGTATGGGTGGTTTGGCTTACTCAAATTAAAAAAATATATTATTTTATTATTACATATACATAAAATATTTATATTTAATAAATAAAAAATAAATAATTACTATACATTATTTTATTTCTTTAATAAAATAATAAAAAATGATTTAATTTCCAAAATATATTAATAAAAAATTTTATACATGGAAAAATTTAAAGAATATATTGAAAATAATAAACTAAACTGTGAAATATTAAATTATTATAATGGTCATGAAGCAACAAAAGGATGTAAATCTGGTAATGATAATATTAATCCTTATGTGTTAGTAATAAACAA